TATATTAAAGAAGATGCTTGGAGAGCATACAACAATGATGCTATAAATTATCCTTCCAGCTGGACCGGAAAAAATGGTGTTCGTTCAAAGGACGAATTTCTTTCCAGCGCAACTATTCAAGATTCGGTTATGTATGAGCAATTAATTTCAAACTATACGAGCTTATTAAAAACCGGAGGAATTAAATCTACTGATAATAATGATACTGTTGCCGGTATGTTAGCAACAAGTCACCTATTAGGAATAAATGGTGCTACTACATGGAGAACTACTGGTATCGGTGTAGATAATAATATTGATGGATCTAAATATTTTAATCAAGGTAGATATGCAGTTAATGTGCTAGCTAAGCCGGCTTAAATATAATAACTATGACAACATATAAAGGTTTTAGTACCTATAATCGAATTCGAAAATTTAATATCACTGACTTTGAATTAATAAAGCAGGATATTTTTAATCACTTTTCTATTAGAAAAGGCGAAAAACTAATGAACCCAAAGTTTGGTTCGATTGTTTGGAATTTAATGTTTGAGCCTTTGACAGAGCAAGTGCAAGAACTTATCTCTCAAGACATAAAAACTATAATTGATTATGACCCTAGAGTCGCTGCTGATAGAGTAGTAGTTACCGAATACAATCAAGGATTTCAAATTGAAATAGATTTAAAATATGTGCTCACTAATCGAGTCGAAACAATGATATTAAGATTCGACAGAGATGCAGAAACATTAACTATGGTATGATTAACATACCATAAAATAATGCAAATAAATATATAATACTGAGTTCTAAAAATGGCAATTATTTCACGGCAAACAGGTCTTTTAGTAGCAGAGAATTGGACTAAAATTTATCAAACTTTTCGCGAAGCCGACTTCACTACCTATGATTTCGAAACTTTGCGTAAAAGTATGATTGATTATATCAAATTATACTACCCAGAAGACTTTAACGATTTTATTGAAAGTAGTGAATTTATTGCATTAATTGATTTGATAGCATTTTTAGGACAAAATTTAGCTTTCCGTACAGATTTGAATGCCAGAGAGAACTTTTTAGATACTGCTGAAAGAAGAGAAAGTGTTTTAAAATTAGCAAGATTAATTAGTTATAATCCAAAGAGAAGTATTCCGGCATCGGGGTACTTGAAAATAGATAGTATCTCTACGACAGAAAATTTATTTGACAGCGACGGTTTTAACCTAAGTAATAATGTAATATTTTGGAATGACCCAGCAAATGATAGTTGGCTTGAACAATTTACTATCATAATGAATGCAGCATTAACTAGTAGTCAAATTGTTGGTAAACCCGGTAACAGACAAACATTAAATGGTGTGTCCACAGAAGAATATGGAATTAATGTCGTTCCTAATGTAATTCCGATTTTCAGATTTGAATCTACAGTAGAAGGAAATAGAACTAGTTTTGAATTAGTAAGTCCAACTAGTCTAAATCAAAACTATATCTACGAAGAATCTCCGGATTTTAACAAAACATTTAATATTCTATATAGAAATGATAATAACGGCAACTCAAGCAATAATACCGGGTTCTTTTTATATTTTAAACAAGGTGAGATGGCAAATCTCGACTTTAATATTCCTGAATCTATTCCAAACAAAGTAATAAATGTTGATGTAGACAATATTAACAATACTGATGTTTGGCTCTATAGCTTAAACCCTGACGGCAGTACACAAAATCTTTGGCGCCAAGTTCCTAGCACATCGGGCATTAATGTAATTTACAATGACATTGATCAAAGAAATTTATATCAGGTTAATACTAGAGCTGGCGATCAAATAAGTTTAGTATTTGGTGATGGATCTTTTTCAAATATACCTCAAGGAAATTTTAGACTATATTATAGAGTTGGTAACGGATTAGGGTATAGAATCACTCCTGACGAAATGCGTTCTATTTCTGTGACAATTAACTACATTAGTAGACAAAATAGAGTTGAAACACTAAATTTTACAGCTAGTTTAAAATATACAGTGGCTAATGCTTCGGCTCGAGAAAGCACCGAGGACATTAAACAAAAAGCACCTCAGCAATATTATACACAAAATAGAATGATAACAGGGGAAGATTATAACATTCTTCCTTATACAACCTTTAGTAAAATAATTAAAACCAAAGCGATTAATAGAACCAGCGCCGGGTTAAGTAGATACCTGGATGTATTAGATACAACCGGAAAATATTCTAGTACTAATATGTTCGGGCAGGACGGAGTTTTATACTATAACAGTTATATTAAAACTTTAAGATTTAAATTTAGCAATGTTATCGAAGCTAGAAAAGTTTTTTATAATCGAATTATCAATGATATTGTTGCAGGAAAAGAATTATTACATTATTACTATACAACCGCTGATAAAATACCGTCGAGTACTGTTCCAACAGTGCCGGGGAATTTAGTAATTGGCAGAAGATATATTATTAATGAAGTTGGAAACACAGACTGGACAGCATTAGGTGCTCCAGCGAACGAAGTCGGTGTTAACTTCTTAGCTACAGCCGAAGGAGAGAATACCGGTCTCGGTCAAGGATCTGCATGGGAAGCGTCTGTATCTTGGAATTTGAGCACAGTGGGCAGTAATAGTTCAACGGGTTATTTCCTTAGAAACAATCAACCATTGAGCTTATCATTGGGTGTTGGTGCAAATACTAGGTATTTAAAAACCGGAGCCACAATAAGATTCTTAGCACCAAATGGATATCATTTTAATGCTTCAAATGTTCTAGTCCAGGGCCCGCCTAGACAACCAGATGATAAAACGCAAATCTTTGCTTCTATTGTGGAAATATTAGGAGATGGTTCAAATAACGGATTGGGTGAATTCATTAATGGAGTTGGACCGGTTACATTGAATACCAAGGTTCCAACCGGATCAATCGTTGATATTGTTATGCCGGCATTTAAAAATAATTTCGGTAGTGGTTTTGCTGGTTCTGTGATTACAAACATCATTGGATATAAAAATTTCGGGTTGTCATATAGTGCAACAGCTCAGGCATGGAGATTAATTACAGCACTGGATCTTCAAGATGATGACACTTGGATGATAAAATTTGAATACAATAATACTACCGAGGAATATGTTATAAGTTACAAAGGTATTGAATATATATTTCATAGTCCTGCTGAAACTACTTTTTATTTTGATGAGTCGTTAAAAATATACGATAGTAAGACTGCTTCTATAATACAAGATACAGTTAAAATTATTAAGTCAAACTCAAGACCGGATACTCCAGTCCCAATTGGCAAAGACTGCGCTTGGGCAGTCTATAAAAAATATATTGACAGTGATGGCTATGTTGACAGTAGTAGAATATACTTAACATATAGTGACTCGGATAATGATAGTGTTCCTGACGATCCTACATTATTTGATATAATTGTTAACCCAACCATTAATTTAGAAGGGAAAAGAGTATTCTTTAGAGAAGAAACAGGAACCGATTATAACAAATATATGAACTTAAAATTAGTTCCTAGAGGCGATATAATTTCTGTATATGCTACTAAACAGGATATTCTAAATAATATTGCCCTCTACGAGATTGGACAATTATTTTATGCAACACAAGAAAAGAATTTTTATTCTGTAATATATAATGAACAACTGGGTGCAGTTACCAATACATTAAGTGATCCATTAACAAGATATGTTTCTTATATTGGAAGACAAAATCTTTACTATCAGTATAGACATAACAGTCCTAATACTCGAAGAATAGATCCTAGTATTAGCAACATTATTGATTTATATGTTTTAACATCGGCGTATGATCAGTCTTATAGACAATGGGCATTAGATACATCTAATACTATTCTCGAACCTAGTCCGCCCACGAACGCAGAACTGTCGGCCGATTTTGCTGAATTAAATAATTTAAAATCGATCAGTGATACTATCGTATTTCAAAGTGCTATATATAAACCAATTTTTGGAAATAAATCTAACCCTAATTTGCAAGCAGTTTTTAAAGTAGTCAAAAATACCAATTTGAATATTAGTGATTCGGAAATTAAAACTACAATGATCGATGCAATTAACTCTTATTTCGACATTCAAAATTGGGACTTTGGGGAAACTTTTTATTTTAGCGAGTTGGCGGCATACTTGCACAAGCAATTAACACCAAATGTTGCTAGTGTAATAATAGTTCCTAAAGATCCAAATATTCGATTTGGAAATTTACAACAAATAAATGCAGACCCAAATGAAATAATAATTAGTTGTGCCACAGTTGATGATATCGAGATTATCACAGCAGTTACCGCGGGACAATTAAATCAAGGGATAACAACAGTTATCTAAAGGCGACAAATGGCTACAAGAAAGACAATAAATTTTCTTCCAGAAATATTTAAAAGTGAGATCAATCAAAAGTTTCTCGGCGCAACATTTGATCAATTAATCAGTGAACCCGAATTACTAAAAATCAATGGTTTCGTTGGAAGAAAATTTTCACCTGTCTTCAGACCTAGCTCTAACTATCTATTAGAAAATAATAATGATAGGCAAAATTATCAACTTGAGCCGGCTGTAGTTATTAAGGGATCGAATAATAATTTAGAATTATATAGCGACTATAAAGATTTAGTCAGTAAGATAGAATATCATGGTGGTATAGTTAATAACCACCATAGATTATTTGAATCTGATTACTACAGATTTGATCCAAGAATAGATTTTGATAAATTTGTAAACTTTTCTAAATACTATTGGATGCCAATTGGACCACAGACTGTAGCTATCAGCTCTGGCGCTAATGATCAAGATACCGTTTATACATTTACAAGAACACCTAACGGATATCGAACTAGTCAAACAGGATTAAGATTAAATCCCACAATTACTTTACTTCGGGGCGTTACTTATAGTTTCGAAGTAGATCAAGTTGGACACAAATTATGGATTCAGACCGAGCCGGGGAATAGCGGAAGAAAAGAATTTAATAATTTTGTATCTAGTAGGAATATCTACGGTGTCCAGGATAATGGTATAGATCAAGGATCGATAACTTTTACAGTTCCTGCAAAAGATAGTCAAGACTATCTTTTGACTATGCCTAAAATTGATTATGTCTCCTATGGAGTCGAAGATCCGTTTTCGGCCATCGACGGTCTAGAATGGGATCAAGGATCATCAAATATTGATGGGGATACAGATTTTCCTGTCGGTCGTTATTTAATTTTCTTGCATTCAAATAATACCAATGGTTATTGGACTGATTTCGTTGGTAATATTATTCCGACGAGTCAGAGAAAAGGGTTGTGGAGAATCGAATTCGATTATTCCACTGAAAGATTGCGTCTTGTCTATGTCAGAGATTTGCCGACAATGACTCGTATTTCGTTTAATGCCGGCGACGACGAGCATAAAGGTAGTGAATATTATAAAGACAATAATAACAGTTGGATTAAAGTGCCTGATACAACTGCACCGTTATCGACTTTGTATTTTCAAGATGAAAATAATCCTAACTTTTTTGGAACAATAAAAATTGTCGATAATCCCGGATTTCAAATCGATGTTGAACAAGATATACTTAATAAACAAAATTATACTAGTTCGAATGGAATTAAACTTACCAATGGATTAAAAATATCGTTCGACGATTCAGTAATACCAGAAAAATATAGAAATAAAATTTATATTGTTGAAGGGGTTGGTAAGTCCATTAAATTAGTTGATTTTGATCAACTTGATGCCATCGAAAGTCTTTCGCCCGAATTAACTATACCTTGGGATACTTATAATTTTGATATAGATAATTTTGATGAACCTATTAAAGGTTCGGTTGAGCTTGAATATATTGTGATGAATAGATCGTGCCGAGATGGAAATGCTTGGGCCAGAGCCAACCGATGGTTCCACGAAGATACAATTAAACAAGCAGCCGAGTATAATGGTATTACTTTTAATGTACCGCAAGAATTTAGAGCAAAAAGACCTATCATCGAATTCGAAGAAGATTTACAACTTTATAATTTTGGAAGAATTTTTCTCGGGATAGTAGATAGAGTCGATGATCAAAAACGAGATCAGAATGGTAATAATATTTTTATTACTAATGCCTTTGAACAATTCAACGGATGGCCTGTTACCGATCCTTCAATTAACCATTTAAGAATTATTGAAAATCAAACTGTTGTTTTTGTTGAAGATTTAGATGTAGCTGTTCGATCAAATCTATATAGAATACAATTTCAAGATTTATCAACTGGGCCGGCAGTGGCCGATGCAGTCCCCGGAACTGGGGTAATTTCTGCCTCGGTTAATTCTACCAGGGTGTTGGATGCATCAGATAAAAACGAATTTCCGAAAACAAAATTTAGAACTGAGATAGTAATAGGAACTACATTATATACCGATAACGGTATTTACATCGGTAAAGTTAAAACTATTCAAAATAATAACGAAATTATTTTAGAGCATCCGCCTGCCGCTAATTATAATAAAATTAATTTTAAGTATAATGTTCCGCGAATTCAATTAGTACTTGTAACTACTGCTCAGGCCTTCGATACTATCGCAGTTCGTTCTGCAACAAATGCCGGTAAAAGTTACTGGTTCAACGGAACAGATTGGTCAATTGGTCAAACTAAAACTGCAAAGAATCAACAAATTGAGTTTGATGTAATTAATGATGTTGATATTAGTTTTGGCGATCGTATATTTTATCCACAGAATAATTTTAAAGGAACTAAAGTATTTTCCTACCAAATTGGCACTGGATCTCTTGATACGGTATTAAATTTTTCTTTAACTTATAGTGGACTAGGAACTAGTTTAGCTGATATCAGTTTTGTAAATTATTTCGATACCGATCAATTTACTTTTAAGCCCGAGGCTGAAGTAACTAAAAAAATATCCACAGGTTATCTAAGAAAAAACATTGATCGATTTTATTACAAAAAATTAAATGTTTGGTCTAAAGTAAAAGAACCTAGTAAACAATATCAACATATATCACATAATTATGATGGTATTACTAGTTATTTTGAAATAGATATTTTACCTGGTACTAATCAATTTGAACCTAATTTAAAAGTTTTTGTTAATAATCAATTAATAAAACCTGTCGACTATACCATACAAACTGTCGGAGCCAGAAAAGCTATAAAAATTAATTCACCATTGGTTAAGGGCGATTTTGTAGATATTTTAATTTTCAGTAGTAGTACTAGTTCATTGGGGTATTATCAAATACCAAAAAATTTAGAATTCAACTCGCAAAATATTTCGTTATCGTCTATTACTTTAGGACAAGTAAGAAGCCATTGGGCAGAAATTGGAAGAAATACTTTAAATTTAGTTGGTGATCCAGTTTCAAATAACAACCTAAGAGATTTAGATACCAGTTCTCAAGCGGGTGTAGTTTTACAACATAGTGCACCGACTATCTACAGTTCTTTATTTTTAATTGACCCGGTAGTTAATTTTATTCACGGTATTGAGCTTGCTAAAAGAGATTACACAAAATTTAAAAATAAATTTTTAGAACTTTGTTTAACTTTGCCCGGGCTAAATTTCCGCGATCCGGTCACTGGTGTTGAACAAATTTTAAAATCAATTAATGAAGTTAAAAATGGAACATTTCCATGGTACTATAGTGATATGATTCCTTGGAATGCCGACTTTGTTAGTGACTCATATAGAATTATTAATGTACAAACTAAAAACTATGCTATAGGAAATGTATTCACGGCCTTAGGTAATAAAATATATCCTAATCAAGGAATTCATAATAGTGCTGTTTTAGTTTATTTGAATAATCGATTACTGACCATCGGTAAAGATTATAATTTATATTTTGGTACACCCGAAGTTGTCTTATCTGGAAATGTCACATTAAATCTTGATGATCGTTTAGTTGTCAAAGGTTATGTAAGTACCGACGGTTCATATGTACCGGAAACACCAACCAAGTTGGGTCTTTATAAGAAATTTATGCCCGAAAAATTTTTAGACAATACTTATAGAGACCCAATTGAAGTAATACAAGGACATGACGGAAGTATAATACCGGCATTCGGTGATCACCGAGATGATTTTCTATTAGAGCTCGAAAAGAGAATTTATAATAATATTAAAGTTGAATATAGATCTGATATATTTGATATTTACAGTATTATTCCTGGCAAGTTTCGAAAAACTGACTATTCATTGAAGGAATTTAATCAGGTCCTAAGCACAGAATTTTTAAAATGGGTTGGAACTAATCAACTTGATTTTAGTACTAATGAAATATTTAAATCCAACGAAAAATTCACTTGGAATTATAATCAAACTACCGATGTTGTAAACGGGGAAAAATTACCTGGATATTGGAGAGGGGTATACAAATATTTCTACGATACAGATAGGCCTCATACACACCCATGGGAAATGTTAGGATACACAATTAAACCTGATTGGTGGGATATTGAATATGGTGTTGCTCCTTACAAGTCAGACAATACGAAGCTATGGACCGATTTATCAACAGGATTTGATCGAGGATCAGGAAAAGCGATTTCAAAATTTGCAAGACCGCAATTACTATCTATTATTCCGGTTGATATCAGTGGAAATTTATTAGCTCCACAAGAAAAATTAGTTAAAGATTTCGATGGAACAAATTTTAGTCAGAGTTTTGCTGTTGGCGACCATGGTCCTGTTGAAAGTGCATGGAGACGATCAAGTGAGTTTTTGTTTGCTTTACAAAAAGCATTGGCATTATTAAAACCGGCAAGGTATTTTAGTTTGCAATTCGATACTAATCTTTTTTATAAAGATCAGGTATTAGATCAAATTTCAATAAAAGAAACTAATCAAAGAATTACACCAAGTATTATTAATATAAACGGCGAAACTGTTAACGGACAAATTACTCGCGTCACCGGTTATATAAATTGGATACATGGTTACTTGACTGGTCTAGGAATTGATGCAGCCGAAAAAATTAGATACAAACTGAGTGCGCTTGATGTAAAACTTGGATATAAAGTTGCAGGATTTACAGATAAAAATTATTTAACTGTATTAGCAGAGCAATTTAGTCCAACTAGTGTTAACGAGTCGGTCATTATACCTAATGAAAATTATCTTGTACATCTTAATAAGAGTGTTCCAGTAAGAAGAGCAGTATATAGTGCTATTATAGTTGAAAAAACAACTACGGGGTATAGTGTTAAAGGGTATAATTTAAAATTTCCATATTTTACAATTATACCTAGTGAGCCTTCAAATAATTCTTATACCATCGAGGCTTTAAGTGCAAGAGCTGTAATTTTTAAAGATTTTAAAAATCAAAAGATCAATGTACCTTATGGATTTGAATTTAAAAATGTTCAACAGGTAGTAGACTTTTTAGTTAGCTATGAAAGATATCTTATCTCACAAGGGTTTATTTTTAACAAATATGACAGTGATCTAGATACACTAAGAGATTGGGTTTTAAGTTCAAGAGAGTTTCTGACTTGGAGTCAACAAGGATGGAGACCTGGCAGTCTATTAGTATTAAGTCCTGTCTCGAATTATTTGAATATAATAGGAATCGACGCAACTGTCGATACAATCACCAATCAAATTAATGACTCACAAATTCTAGGGCCTAATTATAATGTAATCAGGCTAAATGAATTAAGTGTCATGAGAGACAATACAACTACAACTATAACTTCGATATCGGGGCAGACTATTGCCTTCGCAGATCTTAATATGGTTCAATTTGAACATGCATTAGTATTTGATAATGTAACAGTTTTTAATGATATTGTATATAAACCTGAATTAGGAAGTCGTCAATATAGATTAAAACTGGTAGGAAACAAAACCGGTAGTTGGACCGGGGCCTTGAATCCTCCTGGTTTTGTTTACAATAATGGAATTATTGATGAGTGGAAACCTGAAACCGATTACAAAAAAGGTGATATAGTTAAGTTTAAGAATCAAAATTATACAGCAATATCGAATATTGCCGGATCTACAATTTTTGATTTCGACGAATGGAGTATCCTAGATACTCAAATTGAAGCAGGATTAGTACCGAATTTTGCTACTAATGCAAATAAATTTATCGACATTTATGATGTCGATAGTGAGTCGGTCGACGAAGAATTTGATATGTTTAGCAACGGTTTGATCGGATATAGAAATAGACCATATCTGTCAGACTTAGGAATGGATATAAATTCTCAGAGTAAGTTTTATCAAGGATTTATTAAACAAAAAGGAACAAAAAAATCTATCCAATCATTATTTTCCGGGGAATTTGAAACTATAAACAATGAAGTTTCAATTTATGAAGAATGGGGTCTAAGAGTTGGAGAATATGGATCTTTACAATCGGATTATAATATTGAGTTATTGCTCGACGAACAAAAATTCAAAGGAAATCCAATTGTATTTAAATTACTTAACAGCAGCGAGATTAATAGAGAACCGGTTCTAACAGTCAGACCAAAAGAATTATTGAATAGACCTTTAAACTATATTTCGCCGATATTTTTAAATAGACCTTTAAATTTAGCATATGAAACAGATATTAAAGTTTCTGGTTATGTAAATATTAACGATATCGACTCTCAATTATATGATTTTAATAATTATAGCTCGTTGACAACATCTATCTTATCAGATATTACAGATGGTTATTTACTTTGGGTAGCAAAAGATTTTAATGATGATTGGCAAGTTTATAAAATTATCGAACAAAATAATAGTATTATTGAAATAGATTATGTTCTTGACAATAGAGTAAAAGTAATAACACAATACGATCATGGATTACAGATAGGTGATATATTTGCTATTCGAGGATTTAGAGACTTCTTCGACGGGTTCTATCAGGTTGTTAATGTTGAAACTGGGAATAGTTTAATAATTTTAGTTGATGACCAAGTACTTTCAAATATAATCGAAAGACAATATAACGGTATCGGGTCTCTATTTGTTCTTCAAAAATCTCGATATAAAACTACCGAAGAACGAGATGCAGATGTTACAAGAACTGTCAGAGAAACTGGTGATTTAGTTTGGGTTGATAATTTTCCTGACAATGTTTGGACTAAACATTCATTTGTAAGAGGTAACCCTGGTACTTTTAGTAGTACTAAAACATTCTGGGGAATAGAAAACGGAACTATTACTCTAAGAGCCAGTGGTTTACCATATCATTCTTACGGAAATATAACCCAGACCACTACCGGAATAGAAAAAAATTATAATAGATCTTGGCCACTATATGCCGGGTCTCCATCAGTACCTACTATACAAAGAATAAATCCTGATCCAGTTCCAATTGGAACAGAAATCATCGGATTCACTTTAAGTGGAGTTCCGATTTATAGTCCCGACGGTGGAGAATTTACCGCACCCGGAGACTATGTTGCTATTCCGGGGTTCAATTATAATCTTGCTTTCTCGAACTACAATGTGTTTAATATCGATGACGCCGGCGGAACCACTGCTAATGATGGAACATATTTTTATCGATCATTTAGCTTTGCCGAAGCATGGGAAACAGGATTAGGCCGAGGCGAAGCAACTAGTAATGTTGGGATTCCTGAAACAGCATCCTTTAGTTACTTAAATGGTGGACTACTGCATTCCGATGGACATAGTAAAATAATTGGATTTTCTTTTGACGGATATCCAATTTATGGGCCATTTGGTTATTCAAATCCATTGGATAACCAAAGTAATGTAGTCAGAATGGAATCTGGCTACGGACTAAAAAATTCATCCTATCGTGCAAATACCGAGGCATGTAATTTAAGTGTACACCCCATGGGTATGTTTATTCAAGATTACATTTTTAATGGTCAGGGTAGCTTAGATATTCACAATGGAAGATATTGTGTAACTCCTGATTATCCTGACGGTACCTATGCTTATTTTGCTACAGTTGATGTATTAAGTAAACCGGTATATCCTTATTTTGTTGGTCCTACCTATTATGGAAATGTATTTTCTGTTGGTAATCCGTTAATTGTTGGAACAGGAAAAGAACCATTTGCGTTTAGAACTTATGTAAATGTAAGTTGGGAAACTTTAGAAACCAAACAACCAAAAGTTGATATTCGAAGTATCGGAGGAATGTATCTATTTGATAATACAAATAAACAAAAGTTAACCGATATTGATTTTATTGATCCCGTAAAAGGAAGAGTTTTAGGAACCGCAGCAGCTAGTATTGACTTCATGACAGAATTTGATCCAGCCAAGTATAATGTTGGAACAATTGAAGAATTGCCTATTAATGAAGATTTTCATTGGGGTGAAAAACAAATTGGAATGATTTGGTGGGATTTAGATTCGGCTAGATATTATGATTACGAACAAAATAGTTTAGAATATCGAGTTTCAAATTGGGGTAAATTATTTCCTGGAAGTAGTATACAAGTTTACGAATGGGTCGAAAGTGCGGTATTACCCTCGGAATACAGTAGTACCAATGAAGGGGAGCCTAAATATGCCGATGATAGTGCATATGTTGTTTTAACTTCAGTAGATCAAAATACAGGGGTAACTCGTTCTAAATATTATTTTTGGGTCAGAGGCAGAACAACTTCGATTGCATCTAAAATGCATAGTGCATTGTCAATCGAAAAGATGATTGAAGATCCGGTATTAGAAAATATACCTTATGCGGCTATACTTAGAAATAATAGTATCGCACTATTTAATGTTGGTAAATTTTTATCTGGAAACAATGTTGCATTGCATATCAATTATAAGACTTCATTGAATGAAAATATAATTCATAGTGAATACGAAATTTTCCAAGAAGGAAATGAGTATGATGTTATGAATACTAGAATCGAAAATAAATTAATTGATAGTTTAGTTGGTGCCGATGAGGACAATCAATTAGTTCCTGATCCTAGTTTACTGCCCGGTGATAAAATTGGCCTTTCGGTTCGCCCTCGTCAAACTTTGATTTTAAAGAGACTGAAAGCACTTGAGAATTCATTTACTTATGTTAATAGTGTTTTAATTAAATATCCGATATCTACTAGAATTATTAATAAGGATGTTATTTTTTCTGATAATTTTTATGCAGAAGAAAAAATACCCGATGATACTGCGTATGATTTTGTTGTTGATAGTTTTAATCAACTTGATTATGTTCCTGAATTACAGGCCGGTTTCTTTGTTCCGGGAAAAACATATCTTATCACTGAAGCTGGAACAACCGATTTCACATTAATTGGTGCTCCGAATAATAATAGAGGTACGAGATTTATTGCTACCGGAATTGGTACTGGCGATGGATATGCCTTTCCTAGTAGAATATTGGTACGAAAAGATGCAAACTATAATAATCGTTGGACAATTTACGAAAAGAATGTTAGCGGTGTTATTAGTAGTTTACTAAAAATTCAAACTTATAACTCAACTAATTTCTGGTTTACTGTAGATTGGTATGCCGATGGATATAGTCAAAAAACTATGGTACTCAATCATATTGTTGAGACATATAATGATATCTTTTCGATTGATGGCTTAGAAAAAAACCATCTGGTTAAAATTAAAAATAATGGTGCAAATTTATTTGAAATTTATAAAGTAGGCGAAAATAATAAATTTGAATTAATAGCATTAGAAAAAGGGACTATTCAATTGAGTTCGGCACTATGGAAACCAATTGGATTTGACCATTTCAATTTTGACTCGGACCCCTTTGATTATAATTATTTTACCGAACTTCGTAAAATAATTATGGGTCTTAAATTTGATATTTTTGTAAGAGATTTAAAAAGATATTGGAATAAATTCTTGTTCTATATTGTAGAATATATTCTGTCAGAACAAAAATATGTGGATTGGATTTTTAAAACTAGTTTTGTTTCTATTATACATAGATTTGAGGGACTAATTCAGTCACCTACCTACATTAAAGATAAGCAAAAATATTACGAACAATATATTAGAGAGGTTAAACCATATAGAACAAAACTTAGAGAATACTCTATGAATTATTCGGGCATGGATATCATGGATACCGCAGCATTTAGCGATTTCGATCTTCCTGCATACTACGATACATCTCTAAGAAAATTTATAGTACCCAATGGGCTATATCCCGAAAAGGATACAGCAGCATTGAATAATCGCCCTGAATTTCAGGATTGGAAAAATAATTACAAATACCAAATTGGAAATTTTGAAATAGCTAATAGTGGCCGCGGATATAAAGGAACCCCAGATATTATAATAAGAAGTAAAGATACAACCGGACAGGATGCCAAAGCATCGGCATTAGTAGCCGGAACTAATGGAGCTATTACCAAGGTTTATGTAAACGATCCTGGAAAAGATTATACTCTTACACCGGAAGTAACTGTTTTAGGAACTGGAACAACTAATACCAGTGTAATTGAAAATCCTCTGTGGAAGCCAGCAAAATTAGTTCCTAGATTAGTTAATAATAAAATTAGAAAAGTTAAAACAATAATTAAATTTGATAGAGTAGGGTCAACTATACCCGGAAGTTTATTTGCTAATTATGGCAGTAATGTAGTTGATTGGCAACCTGACATTGCTTATCCGCAAGGTTCATATGTTAGTTATAACAATCAAGGGTACCGTAGTATTCGAAATGTTCCACCATTGAGTTATTTTGATAATTCAGGATTTGAATTAGTTGAGTCAAGAGATTTTGATAACGCCAATGATAGAATCATTGCCTATTATGCACCAAGCAGCGACATGGTGCCTAAAGTGTTATCGAGATTAATGACAGGACTAGATAATCAAGCAGTTGAAGGTGATAATCAAGTTGTTATTGATACAGCTATACAGGGAGGTAGTTTTACCGGAAACTCTATTAGAGCAGGAAACTTTGTAGTAGGCGAAAAATATATTATAACCAGTTTAGGTACCAATGGTAATCTTACTGATTTTAAATTAATTGGTGCTTATGATAACCAAATTGGATTATTATTTACAGCAACTAATACAGGTGCTGCAAATGGAACAGGAACAGCAACGATTGCTATATTTACAGGTAATGTTGGGGGAGTAACTGGGACAGCACCAGAAGATATTAATTTAGAAGGTGGTGCTTTTGTATATGAGACTTTTAGCCATGCTCCTGAAGAATTATTGCCAAGTAGAGTTTATGATGCAATTAGCATTGTAGTAAGAAATGAGAATCCAGCGAGCGATTCTGGTGACGAGTACGAATACTTAGGAGGATTTAGAATTTTCATCAATATGAATAATGAAACTGAGGAAACTCGTATTTCTCAAGCTACAAAAACTACATTAACTGTTCCTTTAGCTTTAACGGATAATACAATCACGGTAGCCAATGGTTCTATATTAGCCAATCCTGATCCTTTCAATTTATTACCTGGAATCATATATATCAATGGTGAAAGAATTGAATATTATTCAAAGACTGGAAATGTATTAAGTCAAATAAAAAGAGGAGTAGGCGGAACATCTATCTCTTCGTTGCACAAAGTTTCGAGCGTTGTTGAAAATGCCAACAATCCTGTGGTACTAACTATACCGCCGGGTAAGTTGTAAAAAAACCATGGAAAATTATGATAAATAATAATAACAATCAGGATTCAGAAAAAGATTTAGAAAAACCATTGGTACCTGACGAATCGTCGGGTGTAGCAATTCAGGGGTTTATTAAAATTTTTGATCCGGAAACTGGTGAAATATTAGCCCAAGGGCGAGCTTAGACATGCATTCAAACGAATTAATACAACCAACAATTCAAGGTTTTTTAAAAATCCGGGATATAACCGATATAAAAAATCCATTGATATTAGTTGACAAGAAAAATGCTATTCATTATGAAAATATGAGCGAAGCATTAGCTTATAGCATTTCAAATCGAGGATCGAATTTTATATATGAAATGCATTTTGGTAACGGTGGAACTAGCGTAGATCCGACTGGTATTATTAACTATTTGCCGCCAAATGTTAATACACAAAATGCAGATTTGTATAATCCTACATTTTTTAAAGTAGTTGACGATACCGATCAAGCTAATAACGATCCTATTAGAAATAGAATGGAAGTTAGACATATTCCAGGCACTGTTTATTCTGATGTACTAATAACCTGTGAATTAAGTTACGGTGAACCTGCAGGACAATTGGCATTTGATAACAGTCCTTATACCACTAACGATTTTGTCTTTGACGAGATTGGATTAAAAGGATGGAGTGCCACCGGAGCAGGAACTGGAAAATTATTAACTCATGTAATTTTTCACCCGGTGCAAAAAAGTTTGAATAGAGTAATACAAATAGAATATACCGTTAGAATACAGAGCTTGACAAACTTAACTGGATAACGGGTATTTAATTAAATATAATAAATTTGGAGTTAAAGGTTCATGGCTTATAATGTAAATTTGTCAAATGGCGATTTATTAACGATCGTCGAAGACGGTACTGCTGATATTAGTTCTACCAGTGTTGCACTTATTGGTAAGAACTTTTCCGGTTATGGCGAGTATATTAATGAAAATTTTGTACACCTAGCTGAAAATTTCGCAGGAGATTCGGCACCGGCAAATCAATTAGTTGGACAACTTTGGTGGCAAACTAATACCAATGAACTCCGAGTATGGGATGGAGCCGAATGGGCCAGTGCTGGTAAACCTACTATTACTAATGATAATATAAGCTCCACTCCACAATTTATAACCTTTGTTGCTGCTAGTACCGGTACACCCGACTTTAAAGTTTCAGCTAGTAGAGGATTAATTTATGTTCCTAGCTTAGGAGCATTGGGATTAGGCGCACCTAACCCAACTTCAAAACTAACTGTAAGTACAAATACTAATGCCACTTTACCTTCCGGTTTACCAAATGATAATGTTAC